CCTCAGCAGGAACAAACATGCGCCTCATGTTACTGTCGCGCGGAATGTTTTGCAGGTTCGGATTGCGGCAGCTCAACCTCCCTGTGGTAGTACCGTGAAGAAGAAACGTGGGATGCACCTTGCCCCTGTACAGTCGCTTCAGGATGCCCTTGATGTAGGTGCCGTACATCTTAGTGGCTTTCCTGTGCGACAGCATGAGGTCACAAAAGTTGCGGACGGTATCAGAGGCTCGAGGATGGGCTAGTATAGTGCTAAGGATGGCAACGTTGGTACTGGTTACCTTGACGCCCATCTTCCTTAGTGCTTCACGAACCTGTATAGGTGAACGAGCGTTGGCGACGTACGGTCTTAGTACTGTATCCAGCGTGGTTAGGTCGGCAATGAACTCCTGCCCAAGTTGCCGGACGTAGTCAACGTCAACGCTCACGCCCTTCATTTCTGCTGGCATGAGCATGTTGGACGCCCGCACCAACATGTTATGAACGCGACCCTCATCCTTGGTCATGCGCTCTTGTTGTTGCTGCATCAGGAGGTACGTGCAACACACGTCGTAGGCGTTGTACTTGTACAGGACGTCACGGGGAATGCTTGCGAAACTGTCACCCCGTTTCTGGATGTACTTGGATATCTCCATCGCGTAGTTCGGGGCGCCTAACTTCTCGATCGCCAGGTACTTAAGGCCGTGCGTACCTTGTCTTTCATCCATTGCATACGACGCGAGCATTGTGTCGAACCCCAGTAGTGCACGTGGTGCTATTCGGCTAAGTCCCGCAAGGTCGAATTTTCCATTGTGCGCAACATTTCGTGCGCCTCTGTTACCCAAAACGCGGGCAAGCATCTGCCGCACGCCGGGATCCGCCATCGCGGTTTCACCAATAACGATCGCACGTCCAGGAGCGTAACTGAATCCAGTGCACAGCAGCTGATACTGATCTGGATGGACGAAGTCGACGTCTTTTTCCGCTCCGACTTCGATATCTGTGACCAGGTCGCCACCCCTCCTTTGCAACTCATGCAGTGCTGCCCGAGCGTCATCTCGTGTATCAAAGACTCGATACGTTGGGGGTTCCCATCGAATGTTAACATTGACCTTGACCTTTCCGATGTCATCGACGAACATGGGGAAAGCGTCCGCCATTCTCAGCACGTAGGCTGGATGAACAGTAGCCACAATCCTGACACCTGGGTAGAGTGGCGACTCTTTTGCTGGTCCAACTCGGAAGGAGGTTATGGCTACTTTTGTGCCAAAGATCGCAGATGCCGCGGTATTTCCCAGAGCAACGATAGGGCTTCCAGATCGGCAAGCCTGTGCCACCTCCTCCCTGAGACGAGGCGCGCACGCTTCGACATCTCTACTGCTCGGGGTAGCATTGTCCTTTGGACGGCAGAGGCATGCGTTGGTGATGAAAGCATCCTCTCTGCGGAGTCCATGGCCGCGCAATACCGTATCCAGTAGTTTTCCGCTTGGTCCAGTAAAAGGGACACCTCGGCGCGCTTCTTGCGCTCCAGGCGCTTCTCCGACGATAACGAGCTTCGTCGTGCCCGACGCCGGTTTTTTGGAAGGGACAAAGATTGCTCGGTCATTGTTGAGGGTACAATCCTCGCATCGAGCCAGAGGATGTCTCCTCGCACCAACTTCTGAACTGAGCAATGTTGGCCTCCACTCGTTGACGCGTCCTGTAGTACATGCCTACGTCGAAGTAGTTCGACGGTCTTGGTGCTCCTGCTGCCTCAATAGGCAACCGGTGAAGTGCTTGAACGATTGGTGCTGCTGTGTCGATGCCGCGGATGATTCCTTGTCGTGCCAGGGCTTTTGCTTCGCCCATGCTGCTGGTGCACCCCAGTGCATGTATGGGTACGTTCGATACCTTGCGCACACGTTCGGCTGCCATCAATCGCGACGAGGTGCCGAGGTACTTCGTCATGATTTTTGGCAATGCAACACTCTTGGCACCTTGGTAGAGTGCCATGTCGAGGATATCGTCGAACTCTGTCCAGGTCCTACACTGCAGCACTACCATGACGTCGAAGAGTTCGAACCCCTTGAACCTAGTAACATGGTCTATGGTGCGGCCGAAGTCACCAAGCACATCTGGGCACACGACTTCATCGGCATCAACGCCGGTTGCCAATACCAACAACAACTCAGGATCGACTAGACGACCTTCCGCTGCGCCATTGTCGAGAATCTTGAAACCCTTGCACTGCATGTAGAAGTTGCGGTATGTTTCATTGTCCTGCAGCAGGTGTGCTAGTATCAGATGGTAGTCCGCGTCTTGAATCAATGACAACATCGACACGGGTACTATCGGAGCGTACTTCACGACGTCCCCTCCTCTTCAATTCACGTTGGATGTACCACGCTGCCTTTTCCAGATCCTCTATGGCTGAGCCCTTTTCGCCTGCTCGCCACAAGTACTTGATGGCATTGCCGATGTTGAAGTTGAAGTGTTCAACAACGGTAATGCATTCGACCCCGCTCGGATGCTTGTTGTAGTGGGGTGGATGGTTGACCATATCCGGGCTCATCGTATCAGACCCAGGAACTCCGCTCGTGCCCCCTTCGACGTGTCGCGGAATACTCCACGCATAGCCGAGGTAGTTGTTGAAGAACCGTTCGCTTTTACTCCACGGATCGCCATACACGTGTGAGTCGCCTCCAGTACCACTCCGATTCCTAAAGGCCGTAGCCGCTCCTCCAGGTAGGTAGCAATGGCCAAAGTAAGATGTTCCTGCGTCCATAGTCCTTTCGACTGCTGTTGGACGGTGCGTGCAATCTTGGACAACCCGGCTATTTGCCCATCTGGAATATACGCTACATGGGCATGGCCGATGAACGGCAACATATGGTGTTCGCAGAGGCTAGTGAAGTCGATGTCCTTGACGATTACCATCTCGTCACAGTTCGACTCAAACACAGTGAACGACCACTCGGGTTCGTTCATGCCCATCAACTCCTGAAGGGCTTCAATGTACCGACGAGGTGTGTTGACCCATGCCTCGGCTGACATTGCTGAAGGGTGTAGCAGGTACTCAAACAGCGCTCGTGCCGTCTCTTCTACGGTATTGATCATATCCCCTTCTCGACTCCTGGCCAGATGTATTTGTGGACTTGAACATTTACACGCCATGGCAGGTTGTCCTCGATGACGCGTTGTACCAAATCGGATTCCGACAACTTCTTCCAAGCAGTACCAACCCAGCATGTAGGTGCACCCCGGTAGAACACTAAAGTACTCCACAGGGCGATTGCCTCATAGTAGTCGGCAGGAGAGGCAATAACGAACTTGAGTCCGTCTTTTGGCGACAGGTGCTTAGCATTGACTAAGCGGATCTCGGCACCCTTCTGTGAGTCGCCTGACCCTTGTAGCTTCCAGTCGAGCATAACGCACACCGTTTCCAACCCCATCCACGGAGGAAGCATACACATGGTACCGTTGGTGAACACGTCAACTGTTCTACCATGTTCGAGTAACCCTTGCCCTAGTATCTGCAGTGCTGCTGGGTCTTGCATCGTTGGTTCGCCACCAGTGATACAGACGTTGTTGCCGGACATCTTGAGGACGTCGGACAACAGCTGCTCGGGCGGTACTAATGGATCCTTGCTCCAGATAGCTGGGTCGATCGCGTGTTGGGTATCACACGGCCAACCAGGGCACCTGAGGTTGCAGCCTCCAAAGCGGACAAAAGTTGTCACTTCTCCTGTTCGAGGTCCCTCACCTTGAACACTGCTGTACAGTTCGGTAAGGCGAAGGTTCCTCATGTCCACGCCTCTAGTACTGCTTCCCACGTGGCGCAGTTTACGGCTGTCTCCCAGACTTCGACCTTCACCCTGTGGAGTCCAAAAGCACCGAACGCGTCGGTTGCCCATTCGCCGATCCAGCGAGCGATATTTTCGGTTGTTGGATCTGCCTCGCAGTTGTGCCTGCCAGGGAGTTCCCAGTCAGGATTATCCTTCTCGTTCAACAGCAGGTGATGATCGTACGTGCCGTCTAGATAACCACGCACTCCGGCCTTTATCTGGGCAAAGTCCATCCCCAGCAGTATACCTTTGTCAGTGACCTCACCTTCCAGCTCAATGGTCACCCACATCGAGTGACCGTGGATGTTCTGGCACTTCCCTGGCAGCAGGGAGATTCGGTGAGCCACCTCGATGTTGTGCTTGACCAGTAGGGTTTGTCTCGCCATCCTTGGACTCCTCGATGTTGTTGTGGATTGCCCAACAGTCCTTCGGGTGCATTTGGTGTTGGCTGCACCAGGCTCCGAACTTCTTCATATGGTACCAGTCCAATTCTTGTTCGAGCCGCTCGTTGATTACTTTCTGACTTAGCGTCTTGGCTAGTCGCTCGCGGTTGATTGGCAACATGCCACCCCAGATGCCATGTCGCTGCCATGGATCATCCAGCAGTAAAGCGGTCCATAAGCATATTTCCTCAACGGGGCAAGTATCGCAGATCTGGATGGCTAGCCGTTGACCTGCCTGATCGTAGAATAGGGCGGTAGTTTCGCGACAGGCAGCAACGTCGCTCCACTCATACTTCATAACGCGTAGGGTCTTTGACGTGCGCTAACTGGAACGCCTCACGACGTTCGACACAGGTCCCACACTTGCCACAATGAAACCTGCCGCCTTTGTAGCACGACCACGTATCAGTCCACGGAACAGCCAACAGATTGCCCAGACTGCAAATGTCGGCTTTGGCCAGATGCACAAACGGAGCCCAGACGTGGAACTCCGGCTTGATGAACCCTTCATTGGCGAAGATCATGGTACTGCTGAATGACCTGACGAACTCAGGTCGGCAGTCTGGGTAGATGAAGTGGTCACCAGCATGCACGGCAAGAGCAACAAACGACGCCTCTTCGGCGACAGCGATACCCGTGGCAATGCTGAGCATGATGCTATTGCGGTTCGGTACCACTGTCGCCTTCATGCTCTCTTCAGCGTAGTGCCCTTCAGGCACCGTTGTCATTGGAGTCACCAACACACTGCCGGAGCTGGAGAGAAGTTTGCCAAGCTCCTGAAGGTTGATGACGTCGTGCGTACAACCCAACGCCTCGGCACAGTGAATAGCACACTGCAATTCCTTGATGTGCCGCTGGCCGTAGTCGACGCTCACGAGGTGCAAGTCGTTGTACGTCTCTTTGAGGTGGTAGGCCAGAGTGACGCTGTCCATGCCGCCAGATACAATCGCAACACCATCCATGGAGGGCTCCTAGCTAATGGGGGATAAACGTTCGCTGCGTCCGGCTCTGACCCGTTCTATCAGGCCGCGCTGTTCCAGAGTCTCGAACACAGCATCCGCATCCCGTTTGGTTAGATGATACGTCTGCATCAATGTACTGCGTAATACTCCTGGGTTCTTTTTGATTGCATTGAGGGTTGTCTGTATGACCCGTTCTTGTGCTGTTACTCCTACGCCGGCAAGCACTTCCATCGCATACTCCCGCCAGCCTACGACGTAGGAGAAGGCTTTGTATATGTCCCGTTCCTCGACTATCACCCGTTCGTCTGCTCTGCGACTGGCAGCAATCAACAAGGCTGCCTTCAATCCAGACTTTGCCAATCGGTCCATAGTAGGCGTAAGCAGGTCTTGCGTCACACTACGCATGCCCGATTCTAAGAGACGGAGTTCCATTTCATTGTACAGCAACCATGCTTCAGGGGTTAACTCGGCTGGCCAGAGTCTCTTCTGCGGTATCTTCACCGAGCCAACAGTAACTTCGACCTGTGTTTGGTAATGCTCCTTGAAGGCGTTTAACTGCGACACCAAACCTGCTCTGCCTCGAGTAGTTCCTTCACTGGGTGGCCCTAGCGGCTTTAGTGCTGACAGGTTACTCTTGGCAGTGATGAGTATGAACCGCGGTAGGAATCCGGACGCAATCGTTTCGTGGTTCAGTAGCGCCTGTATCCTTGTACGAATCCCACCAGCTAGGAAGATGAAGATGGGATCCCGGATCTCAATGATCTCCTTCCGCAGTACCCGCTTCTGGAACTTGCCATCGTACAACTTGGTGAACGTTTCAGCCATACCCGCGTAGTAGTCTTTGCGGGTCATTGCCTCTAGTAGACCACTGAACTCGTCGCGAAGGAAGATACTCGGCTGCCCACCACGGATGGATAGAGACGTAAACAACCCCTCGATCGATCCGTCAGTAGCCATTACAACATCTGCGTCCAGATCAACAAGCATATCAATGGCCAGGTCGAGAGCGGTAGACTTACGTGTAAGTGTAGTATCGGCGAGCAGGAGGAACCAGAGGTTTGGCACGACAACACCAAATGAAGTCGGTAGTCGTACGGTTCCTGCAAGGAGTGCGGATAGACACACAAAGCCTCCAGCCTGATGATAGGCTGCTGCTGCATCGCCGACTCCTCTCGCCCACTGGATGTACTGGTCTACGAAGGTTATGTCCCTTGCCGCGTCTGCTATGTCCCCATCTGTTAGTAGGTCTAAGGGTTTGAGAACTGTGGCATCAGGAATCAACTCATTGCGTTCCCGTACCTTGTTCCAGGCCTTGCAGACCTCTTTCCACAGGAGGCGATCTGATCGACCATCCCTGCGGTATTTGTTGCACGCTGCATCACGCGCAATGGCAAAGATCTGTTCCTTTGTGAGGTTCGACTCGCACAGTAGCATCTCGAGGTTCCAGAGAGCCTTGCTCCAGTCCTCTTGCGGCTCTAACTGGAACAGTCGATAGACGTTGGGATGCACTTCGTCCTTGTACTGCTCCAGTACCTCTGTTGATGTTGGCACCTCTGCAGGGAACGGATAGTCGGATTTTTCATCTTCCTCCACCTGTGGATATACGGAGAAAGCCCCGAGCGCATAGGATTCGGCCGCTCCGATGATCTTGATCTGTGCAGGTGGGTTGTACTTGAAGTTGAGAGTCTGGGGAACACGCAGCAGCTGCGTAAGGTCCCATCCAGATTTGTCTGCCCCCTGATCGGCGTGGTAGTAGGCAATACGCTTGGACAGCTCTTCCGCGTCGATGGGGTCACACGGTGTATCAAGAATCCAAAGTGCTTGGTATCGCCCTGGTGATGATTCGACGGTCATGCTGGGAACCATCAACAGGTTACTTGGGTCGCACGTATCAAGGTCTGCCCAAACCGTCGGGCAAACATCGACATGTTCCTTCGTTCGTTTAGGCGCGTCGAATGTCATTGGACAGTACCAAACATCGTGCATCATCACTTGAGAGTCTAAATGCTGTCCCATTCGAACAGCATCGTCTGGCCACTTGAAGAACTTTTCCTCAAAGGCACCTTTCCGTGCGACTCGGTGTGCTATACATATGTACCCGTGATCAATGGCTCCAAAGATGACATGGAAGAAACCTGCTCGATACGAGTTCGCCTGTCCTGATAGAACGGATGGGTCAGTCAACAAGCACCGCCTTAGAATAAAAATCCCCCCGACGCAGCTGCAGGCGGTACAGCTGTGCGGGGGGATTCTTTGCTGGTTGGACTAGGGAAGCATTGAGGAACTACCTGCTACTTCTTCGGCGGAGCTGATGGGGAGCATCCGGCGGACGTCGTTACGCGTCTCGCCCTCGTACTCCCGCTGCCGCACGACTGCGACCATCTCGTCGGCCTGCTCGAGGATCTCGTCGGGCTCGAACTCGAAGTCGCCGGAGTTCAAGTCGGCTTCGGTGTAGATGCCAGTAGCAACCAAAAAGCCCTTCACCATTGCCATGGTCCGCTCATGGAGAATCGTGTTCATCCAGAGCTTGCGGCCGGCGTACTTCTCGTCACCGGACTTGGCATCGCTCTTGACCGTGAACTCCCAGTTGATCATGGGAGTGCCCCCAGGAAGCTTTGCCCCTTCACGACCCTTCGTCTCGGTCTGATCGTAGTCGGTCAGCTTGACGATATACCGCCCCGCAGGGAGCGGCTCGAAGTCGCGTACCTCGACGTCTGACAGGTTGATTCTCATCCGTGTACCTTTCCGTAAATGTCTGCCATTGTTGGTTGTTCCAGAATTTCGGGAAGTCGTCCGCTTCTGTCTTTTGCTACGTTCCGTTCGGTGCCCTGTGTCAGCACCAGTGTCTTGACTTCACGTTCTTTGTTGTTGTTCCTCACCTCCTTCTTGTACATGTAGAGAACTATGTCGACGTACCCGCCAACTTCACCCTTCAGCTTGCCCGGCAATCCAGGTCGGATCTTCCAGGTGTTGGTTCGCTCGTCGCGATCCTCTGACACCAATGCGGTGTAGATGGTGTGGCACGGTAGATCACGGAACGCTCGAACAAGCCTCCGTATCTGTTCGCCGTTCTTGCCCCATTCACGAAGTGATGCAACGTCGGGATCACGCTCAGAGTCCTTTGATACTACTGCTCGCATGATCTCGGACATGGAGAACTTTTGGCACTCCGACAGTGAGTCGATGATCACCGTCTTGTAAGGGTTCTTGTCATACAATGAACCGTACAAGCGATCGACCTTCTCCCACGACTGCAGTCGTACCACGTCGATCTCACGCATGTCGCCGGCAAGTGACAGAGTACCACCTTCGAAGTCAAGCATTAGCACAGGCTGCATCTCCGGTACCAACACAGAGGAGCCTGCCAGCCGAGTTTTGCCTACTCCGGGCTCGCCGTACACCAACATGTTTAGGTACTCGAACTCGTTCGGCTTGGAAATGCGCATGCCCGCAATCGTATCGGGCGTCAGCTTTGGTACTACTTCATCCCCCGTAGGGAGTTGGAGCAGGTCCTTGGGTTGCACTTGGTCGCCTCTTCTCGTATAGTTCGTCAAGTATGAGCTGGTAGTCTGAGCCTTCTTGGAGTGCTAAGCATGGTCGAAAGAATAGACACCCGTTACAGTTCATTGGTGACGGTGACGGGTAGATGACCGGATCCTGCAGCATCTCTCGTGCTTCTTGTTGGATGCGCTTCTCGACGATCATGAGTTGTTGCTGCGTGTACTGGACCTTGATGCGACGTACGAACTCTTTTGGGTTCGCCCGCAAGTAGTCCAAGAAGTCCTGATAGGGATGAATCTGGTAGTTGTGCTGCTTCAGGTACGCGTAGAACGTTTCGTAACTAGTGTCCTGTTGCTTGTTTACTGACAGTGCTCCCGACTTCAATACCTTCGGAAGGTGGGGCGCCTTCTTGCGGATCTGGTTGTAGATCACGCCACGAACCTCTAGCCCCAACTGCTTCTGAATTGCCCAAGCGTACGACCCGCATTGATCGTCGAGCGCCAACCATTCAGTACCAGAAAACTGTGCCGCTGTCTTATGGTCAACGATCCAATAGCCGTACACGTCCTCAGCAAGCATATCGATTCGGCCCTGGTACACGGCTTCTGGAAAACCAGGAATCGGCACTTCGAATTCGACCTCTGTGTACACAGGCGTAAAGGTATCATGCGGAGGCGCCCAAATAAAATAATGCTCGAGCATGTCTAGCCCGAGCATCTTTTGTGCCATGTAATCCGTTTCGAACTCCAACGGGCCCATCTTGACCTTCTGCTCCAACTCGTGGATGTAATCCAGGAATGCCAATCGGGCACTCTCTTGGGTATGACTGATGGTGTCATTCCACGTTTTGGGGTTGTAGTACGCTTCCATTGCTGCATGGAAAGCGGAGCCGAAGTCCATTGCTATCGGCCGTTGGTATGGTTCGTAATTCTGACGGATCTTCGATGTGAAGTCCCACAACTGCCGACAGCGCTTGAAGTACTGCCTGTCGGATGTTCTGACGATCTGAATACTCATCTTGAATCTATTATACTCTGCCCTCTCAATGGATCTCAAGGGTTTTCTTAGGACTATCCATCGAAAGATACCTTATCCGGGCGGAATCGAACAAACTGGGGGTGCCGATAACCGTCAACAAGTTTGCCATAGTGCTTGATCTCGATGAACGTTCCAAGAAGTGGTATCATACCTTCAGTGATGTTGATGCGTGTTGCGTCGTCCATGCCTGAGCAGTACCCAACGATCCCATCCCCTGTTCGGAAGCCGATGGCACCAACCATGTTCTCGAACTTGCCCTGGCCCATCTTGTAGCCGACGATCATTACGTCGACGGTTTCGATCTCCTTGTACTTCAACCACGACTTGTGCCGCTTGCCTGCGTAGGCAGAGTCGCGTAGCTTCAGTACTGACCCCTCCTTGAACCGTTCCACATTTTTGATGTGGCGGTCTATCGTTGGGTAACTGCCTGCCACATAACGGACGTACGATGATTCGGTATTTTCCAGCAGCCGGTACAGATGCATTTTACGAGCCTGTAGTGGCTGATTGCGAAGGTCTGATCCGTTCAGCGTCAACAGGTCAAAGGCAAAGTAGGTCAGGTAGCGTCCGCCTTGTTGCTTGTCGATACACGTCTCGGTACCGCTACCCAAGCACCTAGCGGTAAAGTTGTAGTCTGGTTCGCCCTCGTCGTCGACGTATACCGCTTCACCGTCGAGCCGAAACGAGCGCACGTCGGTACTGCGGAGGCGCCAGAGCGTTTGTTCCACCAAGGGTAGTTTACGGCTAGCGTCGTGGTTGGTACGTGTCCAAGCCTGAATGCTATCCGAGACGTCGATCTGCATACGCCAGCCGTCGATCTTGGGCTCCATGGTGTACTTGGACTTGTCTAGTCGCTCGAATTCCAAAGAGGAAATCGTTTGACATTGGGTCAGGGGGAAAGGATTAGTCATTTAGCGCACTCCATGCGGCAGCCTCTTCGTCGGTCTCGTACAGGATGTGTGCGAACACTCGTCTGCACTGTTGACAGATACGGATATGTTCGGCCATCTCCACTAGGTCTACGTCTAGCGGGTGGTTCACTCTTCGACCTCTTCGCACTCGACCACTTCCATGCCGGTCCCTTCTGTTGCATGCTCGACCAGTTGCATTGCCTCCTCCTGGTCTTCTGCTTCGACCTCAATGGTAACATGGTACAGGTTCATTGGTCTCCTAGTATTTGACGGATCCAGTCCCACTTCTGTTCCAGGCGTTGCGCTTTGCCGAGATCCACGGTGTTTCGAGCCACGATGTCAATAACCTGGACGGCATTCTTCTGACCGATTCGATGAAGCCTATCCTCTGCTTGTACGTTGAGAGCTGGGCTCCAGTCTCGATCGACGAATATGACCGTTGATGCCCGATGTAGTGTGATACCCACGCCTCCAGCTCCAATTGTCCCACAGAACACTTTAGCATGACCTTCTTGGAACCGTGAGACTGAATCATGTCGTTCGACTTGGCTATGTTCACCCGTAAGGGCAACGTGGGATATGCGCTCAGCTGTAAGACGTCTTTCCAGAAGGGTGATGAGTTGCCTGAACCGGCTAAAGACCACAATCGCCTGGTCTCCTGCGTCATCGATAACCTCCATGCATGCGTCCAGTTTACTACTGGGCTCGGATAGGCGCATCTGCCCTTTGTCGTTGTACTCGGCAAAGGCTACCGCGAACTGCTGCAGCCGGGTTAGTTGGGCGATCACCACAGGGGCTGGCAATACTTCGTCCTCATGCTGACCGATCCAAGCAATCATTTCGTCACGCATCATGTTGTAGGCCTTACGTTGCACAGGCGCAAGGTCTACTTTGATGGTTGTGTAGTACTTGTCTGGCAGGTCAGGCAACACGTCCACTTTGCGTCTCCGGACGTAGAAGGGCTTGATCTCCCTGTGGAGTTGCGGAAGGTTCTTGGGGCCGACGATGCGTTGGTACTGATGCCCCTTAGCGAAGTCGGTCACTGTGTCGACGTAGTTCTTGACGAATTTCCAATACGACCTGTACCTATCTGGGTACAGCCAGTTCAAGATCGACCAGAGTTCGTCGGGTCGGTTGACGACTGGGGTCCCACTCATGGCAGTCTTCCACCTGCCGTCGATCGTCTTGAGCGCACGTGTCTGTTGGGCTTTACGGTTCTTGGCTCGATGGCACTCGTCGATGATCACGTGGTTCCAGTCGTGCTTGGCAAGTTCCGGCATCAGCCGCAAACCTTCCCAGTGCACCAGAAAGACTTCGCCGCCAGCCAAGAAGTTCATCCATGAATCGGCTCTGGCTTTGGGATCGACGCACACAATAGACAACACGGTCAAGTCGTTGTAGTGCTGCATCCATGTTGACCTGAGCGTCGTCAGAGGAGCAACAACTAAGGTCGAGGAGCCGTACACAACGGGATCGAGGATCGAGCGGATCTGCAGGTCACGTGCGATGGCCTCGAACGTCTTGCCTGTGCCCATCTCGTTGGCAATGAGGACGGAGCGTTGACTCGAAAGGTAGTCAACGTCCTCCTCTTGGAATGGGAAGAGTTTCAGTTTCATTCGTCCGGAAACATCCTGTTCCAGCAATCGTCGTGTGTTCCAGTTAGGAGCATCTCTCGGTCGCCTGCACTGAGGTCTGGAAACGCGTCCTGTACGAATGGCCGAGGATCTTTAATCCATTCGAAGATGCGGGCGGCTGTCTGCTCGTCCACCTCGAGGAAGCTTTGCTCCTCGCAGAATGGACATTGTTTGCATAGGATCCTAACGAGCACGCTTCCTCCTGATTAGCAATGACCGGCGAAACATCTCGCCCCGCAGGTTTGGCCTTGTGCCTTCCCCTGGGATGGTTGTGTAGTGCTCCGGGTATCGATAGTAGCGGCCGAACACCTTCATGTCTTTGCCGATATAGTCGAACCTCTCGGTGAAGCACCTGGTACACCTAAGTGCCATCCCTGCTGTTGCTGCTTTCCACATGTCCCCATTGAGCTGCGCTCCTGGGTTGTCATCCCACGCATGCCCAACGGTACGGCAAACCACGTACTCGTCCTGCAGATCGGTAATCGCCATGAACTCTTTCATCGGATCTTCTCCGCGATCCAGATGCTGCCCTGTTCGTCTTCCAACACCACCATCTCCAACTGAGTGAACCTGCGTTCGTTTGGCGCTGGCGCCTTCGGTACTACAACGATCTCCGACTTGGGCTTTGGTGGTGCAGTGCTACGACGTCTGCCCGAAGCACCGCCGTAGATGTTGTGCTCTCTCCGCATGTGAGTGTGAATATATCTCGCCGCGAACGGCCTACCGCATCTATCGCACTTGACTTTATCGTCTACCATTCGTCCTCCGTAGTTCGTATGCTAGTTGCATGTCTGTTATGTTGTCGGTTCGAATGTTTGCTCCGCAATAGGTACACCACCAGAGCCGCATCAGGTCTTGTTGCTGCTCGAAGGTGATGTCCAAGTCATTCCACTTGATCCTCCGATGGCACGTCTTGCAGATCAGGCCAATGTCCCTCGTCTCCTGGAGCGTCTGGTCGGGTGTCCAGGATTTCCCCTCGCTGGCGCGCACGCGCCTGAAGGGTAGCCTTCGCACGAGATACTCGTACAACTGTCCGCCCGCATTGGCATCGTTCGGCAACGAGTACTCCTTTGCGAATCCAACCGTAAACCTGCTGAGGGGCAATATCGAGGAGTTTTCCCAACTCCCGAGGTGTGAGGTAGTCTACCTCCTGTGCTTGTTCTTCTAGTTCCTCAATAGTTATGCCCGAGAGCGGTAAGTTCAAGTGTTGCATCTCCACCTCCTTTGACTATATTCTACTTTTAGCCCCATTGGGAATCTCAAGAGGCATTTAGGCAATAACAATCGCCTCCGGTAGTTCACCATTGCTGGGCTGGTATTCGGCATTGGGCTCTTCCTCATCGTCGAACACTACGATGATGTTTCCACCGTACTTGTTAGACAGGTCGACCAACTCTGCAATAAAGTCGTTGAGCGTCTTCATCTTTGTTCCTCTCTGGAAGCGGTAGGTGCAAAAGGAGAGGGGAGCCGAAGCTCCCCTCTCCTTACGCCGTCAGGTTGCGTGCGATATGTGCGTGCACCCAGAACGTTTGTTCTTCCAACTTGGTGAGGGCTAGGGACTTTTCCCGCGTCTCCCCGCCCGGCAAGTCGTTGATGTGGTCGGCCATCCAGCGCTCGTGTTTACGCCACTCGTCGTGAAGTTCACGCGTTTGCGCATCTGGCGCGTGGTAGGTAAAGCGCTGGTCGAGCTCCTCAGACGTTGGCACCCTACGCGGTGGCGGTCTCTTCGGCCGCCGGAGCAGCAACAGCAGCTGCGGCGCGCTCGGCCTTCCGAGCCTCCTTCTCGTCCCACCACTTCAACGCCTCTTCGACGTCGACGATCTGGCGGCCGTCGGTGTGCGACTTGACGGGGAAGGACTTGGTGTTCTTCGCCGTCGAGTACAGTACCTGGCTGCGCACCTTCACGTTGCGGCCTTCGGGCGGCGCCTTCTCGAGCAACCGGCTGAATCCGACTAGGGTGAGATGGCCTTCGGGCAGATCGACGAACTGACGACCTGCGGGCTGAGGAACAGCAACGCCCTCGATGGTCTCGGGCTCGTCCTCTTCGGTGTCCTCTTCGGGATCCGACTCGTCGGGCTCGTCGCCATCGGGGTCGGTGAACTCTACGTCTGCCATTGCTGACCTCCTGGTCTTTGGTTGTTGGTGCTGCTGGTTGATTCTATTATATAGCAGGTCACCCAGGACAAGCAAGGGATTTGTTTAGGTCTTTGGGACTATTCCTAACCGCTTAATGCGGTCGGAAAGGATCTTGAGGTCTGCCTGTAGTGATTGCACCTGCCCCTCTAGGGTTGTGATTCGTTCGAGCATGTCGTCGATTGGGTCTGGGTAGTCGTCGTAGGGGCTTGGCATTCCAGGCACACCTCAAGTTTCCTAATGGGAATAGGCAAGCCGAGTGCTGCCATGCTGGTCACCCAGCAATGGCAGACTCGACAAGTAAAACCACGTTCCCTCACCCTTCAGGGCGAACCGTTGAATAGTTGAGAACGCCTGGGTCTAGGTTGTCGATGGCCTCACGGCACAACACACCTAGTTCCCTGCCTTTGTGGCTGTTCTGCGTTACCTCCATACGCACAGCCAGTTCGTCAAGTAGCTGGCGGGTCGTAGCTAGACCCAACAGCGGGCCGATACTCGGCATGCTACCTCCAGGGTCGAGTTCCTGCTTGACGGTAAAGATGTGCAGCAGCCGCAACGTTGCAGTACGGATTCGCCCACTGTGATGGGCTACATCCTACCGCACGGAATTGGCTATTGTGCAACGGCAACATCATCTGGAAGACCCCAGAGGCGCCCGAACGGTTGCGGGCTGTTGGGATACAACGTGATTCCCTCCAAGCAATACCAACCGCCCACGCCCTCGCACGTGGTGGGAAGTCGCGGTTGATGATGTTTACCACTGCCGGGTTGCAACCGCGAGTTGAAGCCTGTGCTGGAGCGGCAAACCCCACTACTGGTCCCAGGGTTAATGCTGCCGCTACTGCCAGTGCTTTTACCTTCATGGTTGTTTCCTTTCTGTTGGTTACTGCAGACCTTCTGCTTCCGCCAAATGGCGGCACTTCGACCTATATGCGAACCCTTGGCATTCGCAATCTATGGCCTTGCCGTCTTGAAGCGTAACGGTGTAGGTCCCTGTGCCTTTACTGTTCCTGATCTCCACCGTGGTTGTTGTTCGAACAGGGATCAACCGGGGTCTCCAATCTTCTCTTTCCACAGGGGCAAGGAATTGAAGTCGCAACAGTTCGAAGATCCTCTCTTCCGTGCCGTCATCCAGTTGGATATCGCCGTCGAACAGGCCGTATTGACTAAGGG